ACGACCAAAACACCCGTTCAATCACAAGCCAGAACAAGACCGAAATTGACGCAATTGTTCAACTTATGCTGCACCACATGGACACCAGCCGATTGGTCAAAGAGATCGAGGCTAGAAACCGTGAACAGATGCAATATGCAGAAACAGCGGCTTTGGACATTGACCACAACCAAAACCCATTGATGCAACAATAAATTCGTGGTAAATTAACCACAAACCTTACCCGTGAGGTACACGGGGTAAATTCGGAGTGACAACGTAATGTCTGAAAAAGAAGCAGGTCAAGTATTGACCAGCGACAACGCAGCGGAATTTTATGCAAACAGATTAGGTTTAGCTGAATCACCAGCTCCTGCCGAGGCCGAGAAATCGGAGCCGACAGAAGCAGTTGAACAGAGTGAACCTGAAGAAGCAGAAGCCGAAGCAAAACAAGAGGGTGAGCGCAAGCACAATCCTAAACTTGAGCGCCGTTTCAGTGAGATTACCAAGCAACGTGAAGAAGCGCGTAAAGAAGCGCAACAAGAACGTCAAGCAAGGCAAGCTCTAGAACAGCGTTTGGCAGCTTTAGAAAACAGGGGTCAGCCTCAACAGGCCAAACCAGTTGACGAAAAGCCGCAACCTAGCCAGTTCAGTGATGCGTTTGAATACGCCGAGGCACTCGCAGAGTACACGGCAGACAAGCGGATTTCTGAAATGAAACAGCAAGAAGCGCAAGCTAAAGAAGCCGAAGAAAAGCAGAAAGTCATTCAGACTTGGGCTAAAAAGGTGGAAGAAGCTAAAGTGAACTTGCCAGATTTTGATGACATCGTTGCGTCTAGTGAAGTCGTAGTAAATGACGACATTCGTGATGCGATTCTGGAGAGTGACGTAGGCCCACAAATCCTATACCACCTAGCTGAAAACGATGAAGCAGCAAAACGTATTGCAGGGTTGTCGCCAAAAGCAGCGTTGCGAGAGATTGGGAAGTTGGAGGCTCGGTTTGAGGCACAGCCTGAAGCAGAGAAAACAGCCCCTATTGTTAAAAGTAAAGCACCAGCACCGATTCAACCGTTGCGTGGTTCTAGAGGTGTAGCAGATGTTCCTATGTCCACCAGTGGTGAATGGCATGGCACTTTTGCAGCATGGAAAGAAGCGCGTAAAGCGGGAAAAATTCGGTAAACCTAATCTTTTTGAAAGAAACAAATGTCTAATAATTTGCTTACCATTAGCAAGATCACCAACGAAGCGTTGATGGTCTTGGAAAACGAGTTGACCTTCACTTCCGAAGTGGACCGTAACTATGACGACCAATTCGCCGTTACTGGCGCCAAAATTGGTAACACTGTGAACGTTCGCCGCCCTGGTCGTTTCATCGGTACAACTGGCCCTGCTCTGAACGTTGAAGATTTCAACGAAACTAGCGTGCCTGTTACCTTGGCAACTCAGTTCCACGTTGACACTCAGTTCACTACACAAGACTTGGCTTTGTCCTTGGATATGTTTAGCGACCGCGTGTTGAAGCCCGCAATTGCAGCAATCGCTAACAAGATTGACCGTGACGGCATGGCTATGGCTGTGGCTCAGACTGCCAACATCGTTGGTACTGCTGGCGTTGTTCCTACTGAATTGCTGACCTATCTGACCGCTGGCGCTTACCTTGACGCAGAAGGCGCACCCCGTGACGGTCGCCGTTCAATGACTGTTGAGCCATTCACATCCGCAGTGATCGTGAACAGCTTGAAGGGGCTGTTCGTTCCTCCTGAAGTCATCGGTCAACAATACCGTAAAGGTTTGATGGGTCGTGATTCTGGCGGTATGAACTGGAAAATGGACCAGAACGTTGTGAGCCAAACTTTTGGTTCTTTCAACGGCACTTCTACCATTGACACTACTTCTAGCAACACTGGTATCTTGACAACTGGTTGGGCTTCTACATCTACCGTGACTATCACTAAGTCTGGTACTGTGACTCCTAACGTTGGCGACACATTCCAAATCGCTGGCGTGTACGCTGTCAACCCACAGAACCGCCAAGCCTACGGCTCTAACAAGCTCCGTAACTTCGTGATTAAGTCTATCAGCGGTACTACTGTTGTTGTGTCTCCAGCGATCATCTCTGGCGGTCAATTCCAGAACGTGTCGATTCCTTCGACCAGCGCAACTGCTGCAATGACTTACTTCAACACCGCTGGTGCTGTGTCTCCTCAAAACATCTTGATGCACAAAAACGCTTTCACTTTGGCAGTAGCCGATCTGGAATTGCCAGAAGGTGTGCATTTTGCTGGTCGTGCAAGCGACAAGGAAATCGGCCTCTCAATGCGCGTGGTGCGTCAGTACACGATCAACAACGACAGCATCCCAACTCGTTTGGACGTGTTGTACGGTTGGGCGCCTCTGTACCCTGAATTGTCTTGCCGCGTTGCAGGTTAATTCTGATGGGGGGAGCAATCCCCCTGTTCGTAACTCTTTTTAAGGAAATATCATGTCTAATCCAGGACCAGCATCGACCCAAACCCCCGTCTATTTGCTTAATGGCAATGCCGCTGATGGCATTTTGCTTGGCATTGAAGGCGGCAAAATCGGTTTCTACGGCGAAACTCCAGTTGTTCAGGCCAGCGCAATCACTGCATTGACTGCTGCCCCTTCAACTGCTGAATTTGTTGCAGCAACTAACGCTATCATTACAGCGCTGAAGAACATTGGTGTAACAGCCTAATTTTTTCAGTTGCCGTTTGGTTTTCGCCTCCTGAGTAAAATCAGGGGGCGTTCTTTTTTGTGAAGGAAAAAAGTGAAACACATAATGATTGCCATCCCTGCTTACACAGGCGTGGTTCACATGGGGACTATGCGTTCCTTGCTCAACGACACGATTGAATTGATTAAAAGGGGTGACCGATTCACGTTAGTTGACGACATTGGTAATGCTTTGATTGCTGACAGCCGAGGCATCATTGCTACGCGCTTTTGGGAATCTGACTGCGACCAATTGATTTTTATTGATTCAGATGTGACTTGGGAAGCTGGCGCATTGCTAAAGCTGGTGGATGCTCCTGTGGATGTGGTTGGTGGTGTGTACCCTGGTCGCCGTGACCCTATTGCTTACCCCGTTCATTACCTTGACAAGCCTGAATTGTGGGCAGACCCCAAAACGGGCTTATTGGAAGTCAAGTCAATAGCCACTGGTTTTATGAAAATCACCCGTAACTGCATTGAGAAGATGATTATGGAGTTTCCAAATCGTCACTTCTACACCGCAGAACGGGACAAGCAGTTCTACCCATTGTTTGACCATATCTTTGAAGACGGTTATAAATGGGGCGAGGATTACAGCTTTTGCATCCGCTGGCGTAAGATTGGCGGTGAAATTTGGGTAGACCCTGAAATCAAGATGGGCCACATCGGGAATAAAATCTTTGAAGGCCACCTTGGAAACTATCTACGAAATCGCTGATATAGGCTAAAATGCGCCTATTCTTTGCAAAGGAACTCTAATGGCAGTTACATCTTCACCCATCCGTTCTGTTGGCGTGACAACAGCCGTGTCAGTTGGCGCTACCGCTACTTCTGCCGTATTGATTAACAACACTTCCAACGACCAAAACAACTTTGTGTCTTTGTTGAACACTGGCTCTACGTCAGTTGCTGTTAAGTTCTCACAAACTGGCGCTGCCGCTGTGTTGCCTGTTAGCGGTACTGCTACTGGTGACTATGTGTTGCCCCCCACAATGAACGCTCCATTGTTGTTCGCTGTGCCTACAACACCAAGTTACGTCACTATGATTGGTTCGGCTGCTGGCCCATCAATCGTTTACGTCACACCAGTAACGATCTAATCACTGCGAGGTCTTATGTCTGACCCATCAACATCGACTGAGCAAAACATACTGCCCGTACAGGCACTGTTTGATGCCCAAAATAACTTTCAAACGTTTATTGGTCAGGGTCAGCCGTTTTACGCATCTGTAGACCCTGCACAATCGGGTCTGAACATTACCAACAGCACAATCAATAGCACGACTATCGGGGCTACAACGCCTTCTAGCGCGGCTTTTACGACTGCTACGGTGTCTACGGCTCCAGTAGGAACGACAGACGTTGTAAACAAGCAATATCTTGAGTATTTTGCTGCTGGCTTGTCGTGGAAACAGCCTGTGTTGTGCGCTACTACGGCAAACATCACCTTGTCAGGCGTTCAAACGCTTGATGGCATTTCCGCTACTGCTGGTTCTCGCGTGTTGGTCAAAGACCAATCTGCGGCTGCTGAAAACGGCATTTACATCTCTGCGGCTGGCGCTTGGGCGCGTTCTGATGATGCAAACACATGGACTGATTTAATTTCAGCTATGTTGTTTGTGGAAGAAGGCAGCACATTGGAAGGCAAGGCTTTCTACTGTACTGCTCAACAAGGCGGCACATTAGGAACTACAGCGGTCAACTGGTCTAACTTCTCAGTTGCGGCAAGCTATACGGCTGGCACAGGCTTGACCCTTGCGGCAAGTCAGTTCAGCATCACAAACACTGGCGTTACTGCTGCTACCTACGGTTCGGCTTCTAGCGTTCCTGTTGTGGCTGTAAATGCACAAGGTCAGATTACTAGCGCAACCAACACAGCGATTGCAATTGCTAACACAGCGGTTTCTGGCCTTGGCACTATGTCAACCCAGAACGCTAACAGCGTTACGATCACTGGTGGCACGATCAACGGAACGACTGTGGGCGCTACAACAGCGGCTGCGGTTACTGGCACTACGATCACAGCGACAAGCGACTTTAGTGGCCCTGGCACTAACCTGTCAGGCACAGCAGGCGGTTTGTCTATTGGTGGCAATGCAGCTACGGCTACTAGCGCTACAACGGCTACAAACATCGCTGGCGGCGCTGCTGGCTCAGTTCCATACCAATCTGCCTCTAGCACTACTGCGCTTCTTGCCGCTGGTTCTAACGGTCAGGTTCTTACCTTGGCTTCTGGTGTGCCTTCATGGGCAACGCCTACCACTGGAACGGTCACATCGGTTGGCGGTACAGGTACGGTTTCAGGCATCTCGTTGTCTGGCACTGTAACGACTTCAGGCAATTTGACCCTTGGCGGTTCGCTTGATTTGTCTACACCACCCGCAATTGGTGGAACTACGGCAAACACAATTACAGGCACAACAGTAACGGCAACGACAAAGTTTTCTGGCTCTTATTTTGATGCCAGTGGCTCTGGGGGTGGTTCATTACGCACTTCTAGTGGGACTTCTGTTCTTCAATGGGGCGGCGGTGGCGGTACTAACCTGACATTGGATGGGGCATTTAACATGACTCCTGCCAATTACAACGTTGTCATTTCTCCAACTGGAACTGGTGTTGTAACAATTAACCCTGCTACGGCTGGCACGATCAACAACATGGCTATTGGTGGAACGACTGCTGCGGCTGGTTCTTTCACTACGTTGGCGGCTAGTTCCACTGTGTCGGCTAACGGTTCTGTTGGCTCAAGCGGTCAAGTTTTGACTTCTGCTGGCGCTGGTTCACCTGCTGTTTGGTCTACCCCTGCTTCTTATGCCACGGTGACTGACGACACCACAACAAACGCCACCCGTTACATCTTGTTTGCAAACCAAACGACAGGTAACTTAACAACAGAGTATGTAAGTTCCACCAAACTTCAATACAATCCAAGCACAGGGGCGTTGACCGCTTCTCAGCTAATCATTGCACCGTAAGGAAACATCATGGGTCAATTAGTTTTTCAAGCAACATTAGGCGGTCAGACCAATCTGGTCGGTGCTAACACCGCTTCCACTTACAACCTGAACGTTCCTGCGGCAAGCGATACTATTGTTGCCCGTGACACTACAGACACTTTGACCAACAAGACAATCAGCGGTGCATCAAACACTCTGACTGTTGACGGCACAAACCCCGTAGGTTTTAAGTCAATCCCACAAACAGGCTCAGACAAAACAACTTCTTACACATTGGCAACAACCGATGTGGGCAAGTATGTTGGCGTAGGTTCTGGTGGCTCAATCACAATCCCTGACGCTACGTTCTCAAACGGTAACGCTGTTTCAATCTACAACGCAACTTCAGGCACGATCACAATCACTTGTTCGATCACGACTGCTTACATTGCTGGTACTGCAACAGATAAAGCAACCATGACCTTGGCGGCTGCTGGTGTGTGTACTGTGTTGTTTATCTCTGGCACTTTGTGTGTCGTTTCTGGGAATGTGACCTAATATGTCATCAACACAACAACTTCTGTTGACTGAAAGTAGCGCTCCTACTATCAACTACATCGAGGATGTGTTCTCGACTTATCTCTACACGGGTACATCTCCAACAGATCAAACTATCAATAATGGTATTGATCTTGCTGGTAAAGGTGGAATGGTTTGGTTTAAAGGCAGAAACACTGCTAGTGGCTCTTCTGCTCAAGTTGTTGTTGATACCGTAAGAGGTAGAGCAAGCACAATTAAAACTT